CTGTGGTGCTGTTGCACTTTCGGCAGGCCGCACGTAGGTTGTCAAGTTCATTGCCACCGCCTTGAAATACAGGCACTATATGGTCGGCTGTGTCTGCTGGTTTGCCACATCGGTAGCAGGGTGGGTTGTCGGCAAGCAGTGTTTGTCTGTTGCGTCGATAGGTCAGGTCGTTGGTGGTGTGTTGTCTGGGCATTGTCGGGTCTCCTTTGTTCAGATCATAGGTCAAGAGATACTGACGCCCACACAGGAAATGCGCCTGTGCGGTTGTCGTCTAGTTCCATGTGATGGGTGGGTGGTTTGAGTTCCCCACTATTTGGGCAAGTAGCCACAGGAAGCCGTTCTATTTTTGTTCAGGGGTCAACCTTCGCCATTTGTGCCGTTTGGAAACGCTGTTCGCCTACATCGGTGCATAGGCGTCTACCCAGGTTCCCCTGTTTACGGCCCGTCAGCTACAACCCTGATACACCCATGCGACTAATGAAATTGTGCTGACAGTATCAGGTGGCTGGGTGGCGTATCTCTAACGTGCGTAGAGCTGTCCATTCACCGTCCAACATAATTTCGGCATGGGTGATATTTCGTGCTGACTCAAACTGGCCGTTAATGGTCAGGTACTCGACATCATGTTGGTTTGATATAGCTATAGCAAACACAGGGTGGGCAAAGCGCAAATCGCCGTGTCTAGTCCATATACGCATAGGGTTAATAGGTTGCATAAATTCAGTCACGGTCGGGTCTCCTGGCTAGTCGGGTGGATATGAAATCTATGTCTTTAGGCCGCCACACGTGGACTTCCATACCAGCAGACGACAACTTGCTGAACCATAATTCTTGGCTGGTAGATAGTATCCCAATACTGCTTTTTAATTCGGCAAATATGACACCTCGATCAGCATGACACAGGACTAGATCAGGGAAGCCAGCGTGACCAGTAAGTGGTGTTTTCCACACCCCTGGGCGGATTTCCACAGCACGGGTGTGCATAACTAGCCAGCCGTGCAACTTAGCCAACATGATTACTTGCGACTGAAAATAAGATTCTTTCATCGCAGTTTTTCCATTGGGTATAGGGCTTGCCTGGGTAATCCGTAGCATTGGTTATCTTCATACAGCAGACGGCCTTTAGTTCTGACGTCTGCAGCTGTCGCCCAGCCTGCAATTACTACTTGTGGCCCATCGACTACGCAGTAGATATACACAGCGTCTTTGTCGTATTCACGAATATACAAAAAGTAGTCTTTGCCTTCTTTTCGTTGACTGCTTCGAACCTCGTAACCGTCAACGTCACTAGCGCCTAGATTGCCTTTGCCGGTCCACGGTAAGCGCAAATAGAGTGATACAGCCAGTTCACTAACAGCGCCAAGCACATCTATTTGTTGCTTCAACTCTTCAGTAAGCGTTACGCCTGTAAATGTCCGTGAAGTCTGATTGCGGCCTGATTCCATACGGCGTTCAGCTTCTTGCACAGCAACAGCCATTTGTGCGTCAGTCAAAGTCACCAACGGCATTACGGTGCCAACCTTTTAATTAAGGCCGTTGCGTCAGCTCTAGTTTCAGGCACTGGGCCTTCCCAGTTTAAGCCTCGTAGGTACTTCAATTGGGCTTCCGATGGTGCATTGCTCGCATTTGCGCCTAGCGCCTGTCTGGGCGCATTCTGAGGCTGTTTTACAAGGGTTGCTGGGGCGCTAGTTTCCTGTCGGTTGCGTACTTCTTCGGCGCTAGCCATTTTTGGGCCAAACGACATCATGAACCCTAAGACACGGCCCAATGCGCTGGTGCTTGCGTTCATCATTTCTGAGTTACGGGTGAACGGCGTTAAGCCAGGTATCGGTTCCCATGCTGTTGCCTGGCAACTAATTGGGTCGTCCGGTGTGCGCCAGGCTTGCACGGTTACAGCAATAAAAGTTTTGTCGCCAACCGTGACTACTTCGGGGCGGTTTTCAATTATGCGTAGTTCAGGCCAGCGTTCTAATGCCATAGCAAACCGTGTTGGCACGTCGACATAGTTTGTAAGGTCCATCAGCTGCCTAAGTTTCTGTCAAATGCCCGTTGTTGTTCAGGCGTCATGCGTAAATAGTTCAACAGGTCGTTGCACCTGGCACGCTCGTTTTGGGTTAAACCTTCCCAGTTACCTTTGTGGCCACATTCCAAACATATGCCTTTAAGGATTGGTTGCAGGCGTGTGTCATGGTGTTTTAGTTCTAGTTGGCATTCTTGGCACAGTATGACGTTCATTTGAAGCCACCTAACCGCATGGCCACAATTGTGTCTTGTGTCGACTTAGTAAGATTTGACAGGTAAATGCCGTTTTCTTCGGCGACATAAGCCAGTTCAAAAAGGGCTTTGCGCAACATTTCAATGTCGGTTTTTTGCGATTCAAGTTGCCAGGCCGCCGCTTTCATAGTTATTTCGGCTTTGGTTATAGCAGCTGTCATTTCTGCTAATTGTTGGTTCATGTCGGGCCTTTCATTGGTCGGGTTGTTTTGTACGATAGCCAACTGGTGTTGCAGAGTAGCGGATACGGCGCCTGTCGTTGTCTGTGGTGTTGGCCCAAATGCCTTGTAAAGCCTTTTCAGGGAATGACACGGCGTAGGCGTAGCACTCTTGGAACACTAAACAGGATTCGCATAAAGGTTTGATTATGGCTTTGGCTTGGGCTGACTCTTGGGCGTTGCTAGGAAAAAACAGGTTTGTGTCAATGCCTCGACATGCCGCTAATTGTTGCCAGTCGGGTCGGTCAACATTGAACATTTGCTAGCACATTTTCCATGGGCGCCAACCGCAGGCACCTGTTTCTGCTGTGGCGTCATAGAGCAGGAAACCGAAACGCAGGTTGAGTGTTGGGTCTGACATGGATTCTTCAAACGGCATGTTAAATAGTTCTTCGGCCCAGCGTTTATGCACAATATTTGCCTGCACCAATCCGTGGTCACTGCCATTAAAATCTGGGTGCAAATAGCCGATGTTAAGGCACCTTGCTTCCTTCCAGATTAAGCGCCCTAGCTTCTCTAAAGTTTCGGTGTTGTTGGGCCAGCCAACCGAAACAGCGACAGGCAACCATTCCTGGCATTTGGTTGCTGGGTCAACATAAGCAACCGTAGTTGTGGGCTGAGTTGAAGTGGTGGTGGTGGTGGTGGTTGTCAGCTCTACGGCACGGTCCTGCAGCTGTTGGGGTGACAAGTCGCCCAGGTTAATTGTTGCCGGTGGCTTCACATACGTTTGGGGTGGCGTGTCTTTTTGGTTCACTACCGCAAAAGCGGCACACATCATGTAGGTAAATAGGGCTAGCCCTAAAAAACGTTTCACATTCATTTTGGTTTGTCCTTCAGTCGGGGTCAGGTCGGGCTATGTCTACCGATTCGGTAGGTCTATGTCAAGCACCCATAATAGTTTTAAAAGCATGGTGAACGACATCAGGGTGATCGGCCAGCAGTGGGGCTACTTCGACATGCACCCATTGGGCGCCTTTTGAGCCAATGGTGTTTTTGTCGTACACACGCCATTCATCACGGTCACAGCGGTAGCCAGCGCCCCAGCCTTTGGGGTTGTTTTTGTAGGTGCCTGCATAGTCGTGGATTTCTTCTATGCACAAAATGTCACGGTGGGTATATAGGAAGTCGATCAGTTTTAATCGTTGTTCAGGGGTGCCTTTGAGGTCTACAGCTCGCCAAGTGGCATGCACTGACTTCTTTGGTGGGGTTGTGCCAACCATGTTTCGGTCATTAAAAATGCCCAGATTGGTGACGCCAAATAGGTAACAGCAATAGTCAACAAAAACTTTGGTGCCTTCACGTTTGGCGGCGTGTACGGCGTCTTTGTTGCCGGTATACGGTCGACTAGTCATTGTCTTTTTCTCCCTTGTCCTTTAGGCCGTTACTTGCCAGGATTCCAGATAGGGCGCCAGTGAGAAACAACATCATTGGTGATAGTAACGCCCAGGCTGATTCGTCATTAGGGCTGACTTCTAAAGGTTGAATTACAAACAGCAGGCCGTACAACAAAGCTGCAGTTGAACCTAGAAACGCTACTGCTAAAGCAATACCCACGATAAGAATTAGTCGGGCTTTAATTTCTGAGTTTGTGTACTTTTTCATTGGTTGCACCTTTGGGCTGTGGGTTGGGTTTCGCAGTTGTCTCGAGTGCGGTCGCTACAGCTGGTTATGACCAGCATTAGTGCGATAGCAAGGGCGGCGATCACGACAAGAGTTTTCATCATGCTGGCCCGATGTCCTCTATGAGTAGTTGGGCTTGTCGGGTTGAGTCACGAATTAACTGTGGCGCGCCAGTTGTTGCACTGCATTTGGCTGTACCGACAACAGTGATTGAACCAGCAGTGAAAGTCATAGTGCGAATGCATGTCATTCCTTGCTGGTCAAGGGCGGCTGATTCGTTTTGAAAAATAGTGTTTTGAAGCACAGTTCCAGCGGCGTTTGTCTGTCGAAGCGTTAACTGTGTATTGGAGTTAAAAGTGGCCGTTTGGGCTTGTGGCTCAAAATAGGTAATACGGTAGTAACGGTTCGCTACCGCCGTAAAAGTGACCGTCATTCCTGTCGCAATGACTTCGGAAGTGGTCAGCGTGTAACTGGTCGTAGAGGTCGCCAAAGCCATTACGCCACGGGGGAATCGGTTCTGTTGTGCAGCTGTCAGGACTGCGCCCGACGAAAAGTCTGTGTTTGGGTTAATAGCCATAATGTTTTCTCCTTTACCAGCCGAGTCGACTGGTGTCTAGTATTCCAAAAACTGAACTGTCAAGAGTAAATAAATCGTAAATAGCCACCGGCGACAAAAACACAAACCAATCACTACGGCCAGGTACAGCGTTCAAAGTTGCGCCTTCAACAACCATTTTTCTAGTCACATTTCCTACGCCTGGCTCGTTATAGGTAACAGACAGATATTTGCCCATAATAGATTCAATGCCGTTTAGCCAAGTTGTCATCTGCCCAGACGTTTGCGTGCTGTCGTTAAATTGGATATCAAAATAAGGTTCGTCATCTTGAGTTAAAACGGCTTTGAAATAATTAGTTTGGTCCTGTTGTTGCACGGCCTGTTCAAATAAAACTTGTCGATTGTAAAGCCGTGGATATTGCGAACTGTCTTTGGCGGAAGTTTCGCCTACATCAACTGAAGTTAATTTGATTTCAGTTGGATAATTTGTATTTGGGTATTTGCGTGTTATGTCTGAATAAGCCAAACCTGTAGTGTTACTTAAAGTGAAATTGCTTGACGCCAATTCGGGTGCCGCTGATTCTCTAAATTCTATTGTTTGACCGTTGTAATAGTAAAAACTGTTTTCGGTGTTAAGAATTGAGGCAATTCGTTCACCTACAGTTGTTAGTTCAAATATGTCGCTAATGATTGCTCGCCCAGGTGGATTTGTTGCCGGTATGTCTGGCGGATAAAACCCTATTTCAGTCATTAGTTCTACGGCCTGGTCAATGCTGTTGTTAATGCCCAAAACAACGTCGTTGTTGCCGTTGGCTGAATACAGTTGCCCTAAAGCGTCACGGGCCGTAATCGTTGCCGTGTTGCCGTTAACGGCAATGTTGTCTTGAAAAGATACTTCAACAGCATAAAAGGTTAATGTTTCAACGCTTAAATTGTTGCCAATAGTAATAATGTCGCCTTGTCGGATTGCAGCTGCTTGACCTGTGTTGTTTCGAACAGTAATTGTGCAATTGTTGCCTGACCAGGTGTTAAAAAACGATGATCTGCCAACACCAAACGACAACGATTGAGTTATGGAAGTAAACGAGGTTGCCCCTATGGTGCAGGTCCAGTTAATGGCGACCATGGGTTAGCCAATCGCATTTGCTGGTAAGCGGTTGTTGCTTCGAACATATTGTTGCAAAGCCTGAACAACCGCATTTGGGTCTGCTGAAGTCACCGTTATGTTGATTGTGTTGCCACCCATACCCATGCCATTAAGGCGGTCTAATGGGATAATGGCTTCAGGTCCTTTTTCGCCAATCATGGCAATTGTAGGACCTGTCGTTATGCCGCCCTCAGCTAGTCGAGGCAACTTGACATTTGGGATTTCGCCAAAGTTGACCCAAGGGCCTGCAGCTTTGTCAATACCGTCCAGAATGATGTTAAGGCCTTTGATCGCAAAATTGAGTCCGCCTTCTAGCCCAGATATGACTGCGTTAATAACACCCTTAAAAGCGCCACCAATACCGTTAAAAATTGCGGCACCAAGGGTTGCTAGTTCAGCAAACCCTGTTTTAACAGCACCAAACACAAACTGAACGACACCCCACCAGGCCATAAAACCTGCTTTAAGTCCGTCTACCGCTTTGCCAAATATGTCAAATTTGGCTTGTAAAAGAACTAGTACAGCAATAATAGCAACGATTGCGGCACCAATTAAAAACATTGGGTTGGCCGCCATGATTGCATTAAAGGCGGCTTGTATTGCGGCGGCGGCTTTAGTTGTTGCGGCCCAGGCTGTGGTTGCGGCATTGACAGCAATAATGGCAACGGCTAAACCGCCGATAACAGCGCCCAGAGTTACTACTAACGTGGTGTTGTTGGTTACGAAATCGGCAACAGATTTGAACGCTGGTAACAGTTTGTCGACTATTGGAAATACGGCGGCGCCGATTGACTCTTTAAATTCGCCCATTTGAATGGTGAACGATTTCATTTTTCCTGAAGCGGTGTTGGCTGAAGTCGAAGCGGCACCCTTAAAAGTGTTGCCCAATGCGGCAAAAACTTCATCAGTTGTAGCGCCGTTTTCAATCAGGCTTGCCAGGGCTGGGTCTAACTTCTTTAATGGCCCTAGTTGCCCGTTGAACGCCTTTGACAGGGCGTCAGACACGGCGCCTAAGTCTTTGCCTGTACCGGCTGAAATATCTAGTGCCAGGTTCATTAAATCTTGCGCTTTGGTGACGTCACCAGTACCACGTACAAGTTTGTCAAAGGCTGGCCGTAATTCGTCATCGGCAACAGCAGCTGCAATAGACGTCTTAGTTATAAACGCTTCGACTGACTTAATTTGTGCGTCAGTTGCCCCTGTGGTGTTTCGTAGGCTGGTGGCAAGTAGTTGGGCGGCCTTGTCATCTTCCATGAACGCTTTAACAGCGTCAACAGCAACAATGCCTAAACCAGCAATAGCGGCGGCGGCAGGTACGGCGGCTTTCTTAATAGCAAACTGGGCTTTTTCGCCTGCTGTCTCCAACTTCTTAAATTCTCGTATGGCGCTGTCAATGCCTTTACTGTTGAAGTCTGACAGAATCGGAATTGAAATAGCCATTAAATCACCTTCAAATTCTTGTTGGCTTCAGCCATAACACCGTCAACAACTTTTTGTACTTCGGTTGTTAGGGCAACTATTTTTGCCTCGAATACTGGCCAGATAACACGGCTGGCAGAACGCCCAAATTTGTTGCTAAACGCTGTACCTAAAGGGTTGACATTGGCACGGCCTGCAATGTCAAAGATTGCGGCGGCAGGGTTCTTTTGCATAACCGAAAAAGCAGCGCCCTGTTTCTTATTGTTGACACGGACACCTACGCCTCGAACAGCTTTAGAAGCTGACAACGGGAAAACTTGGCGGCCACCTGGCGACCAATTGCGTTGCGTGCCACTAGGGAAACGGTTGTCGTCATAGTTTGACTTCATGGCGTCGGTCATCGGCTTGGCGATTTCTTTCATGTTCGCCACGTACGCTTTGCGGAAACCAGGCTCAACTTTGTTCAAGTATTTAACAGCGTCTTTGACACCATTAACTTGAAGAGTCAAATCGGTTGTCATCGCTGTTTTCTGCTTTCGTTAATGACTTTAATGACCGTCGCTAGGTCATTATTGTCAAACTCTACTTGCTGGGGCCAGTACCCTGTCGCTACTAAAACTTGGGCTAGTGCGTTTCGGTAGGTACTGGCACCGTAGGGCGGTCTGGCTCATCGTTGACAACTTCGAGTAACACCAGCTTCTTAATAAAGTCATCTAGGACTACCGGCACGGTGACATTGTGTTGTTGGCATGCCTGGTGTGCTAGATACGCCAAATCTTCAATGCCGATACCGCTGGCCATGTCGCTGGCTTTGCGTTTAAATTTGCGTTCCCACGAAACAATGGTGAAAAGGTTGGTGCTTACTTCTACAGGGCCTTCGCCCTG